CTGTAATATTAATCTCTACTGTTCCTGAAGCAGATGCTCCTCTATGTTCACATTGAACTGTAATATGTTGAGGGTTTACACTTCTTGCAATCTTTGGAGATTCCCAATAAAATCCCTCACCCAATGCCGAGTTAGCTGGATTTACTAGAAGAGATGCGGCACCTTCAGCTTGTTGCCCTGTATCTCTAGCTATTGCAGAACCAGTTGCTGTATACATTGATACGGTACTTCCTTCTACTCCTGGGTTTGTTACCCAGTTAGTTGCCTTCTCACCACCATTTGCAACTATGGAATATACATCTTCTGCAGTGGTGCTTGCAGCATTTGAGATTGCTACATATCTATTAGCCGGATGTACAGACTGTCTAGTAGAACTATCAATGTCCCATTCTCTGTAATCCGTATGTCTTTCGTTAGCCATTTATATGTTCTCCTATTTATTAATATTAATGATAGCAATAAAGCTACCTAAAACAGCGGAAGTATGTACCACAAGTAATCCGATAGCTAATAGAATACTTTTCATTCCGTACATTTTGCTACGCCATTGAGAGATATCATCGACTTTGGTTTCTACCTTTTCTAAATTTTTTGAAAGGTTTTCATTGAGGGCGTTTTGACTTGATATATAAGAATCTAATCGTTCCATATAAACTGCTAAATTCACTTTTGTGTCCTTTTCGGCCACTTATCAGTCCTCACAAAATGTTGTTTATAAATTTAGTAGGGGGGCCGAAGCCCCCCCACAAGTATCATCACTAAACTTTATGAGTTTAGGTCAGCTATTTTTGCTTGTGTCCAAATGTTCTTACATCGCATTTCTGCCATAGTGTAGAGTAATCCTCTAACAACTAGTGCGTTTGCTGCAAAGTAATCTCTATTTTCAACGTACTGTGTAGGTTGAGCAACAGCGATTTCAATGTAATCAGTATCCAAAACGTACACGTTTGAACCAAGAACTGCATCAGCTGTTGATACAGACTTAGGTGTGTCAGCGTCTGGGATAATTGGGATACCTTGGTAAGTAGCAAGTACTAATCCAGTTCTTGTACCTGGGAAAGTTCTTTCAGAACCTACACCAACTTGGTACTCTTCCTGTCCTAAGTATCTTTGGTTAGAGTTTAGCAATCTCTCTAGGTTGAAGTATTGGTCGTGTCCCAAAAGGATTAGTTTTGGTTCTCCACCATTCTCTCTGATTTTTTGGATTGCAGTGTCTAATAAGTTTAGACTTAGTGCTCTTCCTGTTCCTGAGTTATAAGAAACAGAAGCACCAGCGTTCCAAGAACCAGCTGTTCTTCCTGCTAGAGTTAGGTCATAAGCTCTTGTATTAGCTTCACCACCACCAACTGCAGCACCATCTTCTGAAATAATATCATCAATAGATGTCATACCTGCTCTGTTGTAAATGTAAGCTACGTCACCATCAGCGAATGTTGTACCTGAAGCTACAGTAACTACACCAGAGGATGTGTTTACTGCAGAAATAGCAGAACCTGAAGTTCTGTCATGTCCTGTAGCAGAGACATCATATTGTCCTACTGAATCACCCACTTTGAAGTTCTTTGCTATTGCAGCAGGAACTGTGAATGAAGTTGCTCCACCAGCAGAAGTCAGATAAGCTGAACCTGCTAGTAATTCTTCGTTGATTTCTTTTATGTGGTCTAACTGAGCGTTTTCGTTTTCCAATGCGAGAACATCACCAACACCACCTTCTAGTTGTGCTGTGAATACTGATTTCACAGAAGCACCGAATGTGGTTGATACTATTCTAGGCAAGCTAGAAACAGTAGATATGTTGGAAACGTCTACAGTTGGCAAACTTCCAGTTTCAGTCACTGGTCTTGAACGGCCAGAACCTCTATCAGTTCTTACCCTCCAACCAGCAGTATTACCCCAAACTACTCTTGGGATAGCGTTGAAGAATCGAGTTTGGTTGTTTAATGCTTGCCAAACTTTTCTTCCGTATGTTGTGTTGAATATTCCTGTAGCAGAGTCTACTGTAAAGTATGTTTGTTTCTGTAGGTATTCTGGACCGAATACAGACGAATACAAACCTCTTTGAGACTGTGCAAGATATTCACTTAAACTTGGGTTAGCCATGTTTTTTATCTCCTATAGTTTGTTTTATTTATCCTAATAGCTCTCTAGGAACACCATCGGTGTCTCCAGATTCTATTTTGTGTTGCATATTTCTAAGCTCAGAATAAGAAAGTTCTGCAAGTTGGTCTGGTGTGTCCACTGCAGCGGATTTTTGAATAGGTGTTGTTGAGTCTACTCCTAGGCTATCCATTATTTGTGGAGCCTGTAAACCGTTTTCCTCTCTGAATCCCATTTTTCTTAGTCTATCTTCAGATTCTGATTGGATAGATTTCTGCATGTTAGATTGTGTGTCTGCAAGTTGTTTTTGCAAAGACTCTAATTGCTTTCTCATTTTCTCCATATCATCATCATCATCGTCATCGTCCATACCCTTCTCTTCTGTCTCTGGGATGTCTTCAGCTTTATCATCGTCATCCTCTTTTTTCATCTCTTCTTCATCATTCTCTTCTTTATCATCGTCACCGCTATGGTCTGCAGCTTGGATAGTGTTTTGCTGGTCTTCAATCTTAGTTGCTACGTTTGCAGCACTTTCTGAATCATCAGCGTCCTGTGGGCCTTTACCTGTAGATGAGGCTTTTCTGTCGTCACCGGAAACATCCATTCCCTGGTCACTACCTTCTTTAAGAAGAGCTACAACTTCAGAGGCAACAGATTTTACCAAATTAGCTTGTGCTACTTCTGCAGCTTTAGCCTCAGATTTAGCAATAGCGTCGTGTTCCTCTTTTGCTAGTCTGTCGTCCATTTTTGATAGGACTTCAGCCACAGCGGCAAGTGCAAGATTAGTACCTTCCATTTGCTTTTCGAGTCGCTCATTTATTTCTGCCATAGTTTTTTCCTCCTATGTGCCTGTTTATAAATATTCTCTTCTATAAAAAGGTTGGTCTAAGCCACCTCCGACCTTATATTATAGCGTTGAATTCACGTTATATTTAAACGTTACTACATTATACTAAATAAATTCAAAAATCCTACGAAAAAGTGAATTTTATATTATAAGTACGTGTATTTATTCTGATTTAGGCAATCCTTTAGAGTCTAGTTGTATCATTTCATTACGAAAATCGTATAAAGAAACTTGAATAAGCTTCTTTAATTTGTCGCATTGATTACCTTCTGGAAGAGAAGCTTCTATTAAATCTAAAACTTTCCCCACCATCCTAGCATGTCTTTCTATTATATATTCTTGTGTTGGTGTAATCTTACTTACGTCTACCATTTTGGTTTCCTCCTTATCTTATCTGAACATTTGAATCAAAAATTTCTTTATCATCAGAATCCATTTTTGAATAGACCATACTCCATGCATCTTCTATCCACTTGTTTGGTTCTTGGGTTGTCTCGTTCACATTTATTACCCGCCAATTATTATTATCAACTTTCACGGGTCTCTCTGCTAAGGTATTAAACTTTTTCTTGTGTTTCCTTACCCTAACTATTTTTCCACTTGGAGTACGCCTTTTAAAATCTCTTTGAATATCCATGACATAAGGTACCGTTACCTTCTCTCTTGGGTTTTCTACAGGGTCGTAAACACTTGCTGCGTGTGGTGCAGTATAGTCAATACTAAAATTAGATGTTCTAACGAAGTAACTTCCAGAATCTCTCAACTCACCAGACCTTACTGGTACCAATCCTTGTGCAGTATTAAAAGTTTCTAATGCTACCACTTGTAGCTCTTCTTGAACGTCACGCTCTAATTTCTTAATAGCGTTTTGTAGTTGTGAATCTATAGACATAAGATATTATACTTAAGACTTAATTAATTCTGCCCAATGTTCAGGTATTTTATCTATAAATTTTCTTTTAGATGTATCATATTTATTTAAAGATAGAATCTCTCTACTCTTATATCCATCTTGTGGGTGCCAAAAAGTAATTATTTGTTTAGGTTTAGTAGCTGCTTGTAATCGTTGTAATGCAAACTCATCAGGACCTTTCATTGTGCCACATATGAGCAACACCCCGGTACCTATATCTAATTCATCAACCCTGTGAAAGTGCCCAATCATCACACTATCAAACTCTACCTCTGCATCGTTATCCATAGCATCTTCTATTTCTCTTTGTAATGATTTTTTGTATTGAAACACACTTCTTAATTTAGTCATTGAATTCATTATTGCTCCACTACTTCCAGCTCCTGATATGCAATCTCCATGGGTAATAAGAACCACCTGGTCATGTATTTTGAATGTAGTGAAAAAGCTTCTAGGAATATGGAACTCTATGTTTTCTTGGTTCTTACAGAAAGAAGCAATCCATTGATATAGCATGTAATCCCAATCCATATACTTATCTTTCATAGGAGGCTTTCTAGTCATCCTACCATGATTACCAACTACACATGGGACTTTAATTTTTGTAAAATGTGGAGCTAGATACATTAGAGCTTGCCCAATAATGCTGGCTCCTCTTATCATTTGCTCCATACAATTAGCCATATTAGACCTAGCTAACTCTTCGTGTATGTCACCACTAATCATGTCACCTAGCATAGGAATAATTAGTTCATCTACAGAGACTGTTTTTCTTCTATAAGCTGCATGCTTTAGTATCTCATTAACCCAACCATACATACGTTTATTGAATATATCAAGATTATATTCATTCAGCCCTCTCATCTGGTCTTTATACACCTGCTCACCTACATGCGTATCAGATAAAGGGGTAACCATAATTTGTTTTTGGTCTCCGAATGGATTGTTCTTTGTGTTCTCAGAATGTCTTAGAGGTACCGCGGGAAATGCTTTAGTGTATTGCTGAATAGTTTGAACGATTACTTCTTTTTTTGCATTGTCCTTTAGGGAAGATTCATAAAGCTTTTTATAGAATGCCGCTTCACTCTTATGTGTAACAACCTTTTTATCTAGCTTTACTCTCTCTGAAAGGTTATCTTCCGGAAGAGAGCCCTCTTGGTCTTCCCACACCTGACTGTCGTACCAGCGTTGAATGGTTGTTCGATGTACTTGAACTCCATGCTCTTCTTGAACCCAATTTGCTATGGCCGTCCAAGTCGCTCCCAAGTTTTTTCTTCTTATTATCTCTGATTTTGCCTGCTCTGGAATCATAGTTCCTCCTTACTGTCCTTACCAATATCTTGCCACAAGTAATGCATTGCAGGTCATCATCCTGGTTTAAATACATGTGTCCACCACATTTCAAGCAAAGGTTGTTATATAACTTAGTCATTATAACCCTAACTTTTTATATGTATCCTCACCAATCATTTTGACTAATTTTGGTTTCTCATCAGATTCGTCAATTTCCTCAACGTCTCCTTGTTCTTTGTCTTTGTCCGCCCCTTGTTTCAAAGCATCTGAACTATATCCACCAGACTCCCAAGTAGTTGCTAATTGAACTTCTAATCCTGCAGGTGCAGCTGTAGAAGCGTTTCCGGAATCTTTATGCCTAGAGTCCCTAGAATCATCTTTATCATCAAGTAATTTGATTCTTTGCTCCATATCTTTTTGTTCCATATCAGCTGTTTCACTTGGTTTAGCTTCAAATTCTACAGGGTTTCTTTTACCTTCAACATCTTTTGTTTGAGGGTTAATATCCTCTCCACTAGTCTGTTGTTTAAACTTTTTGGAAACCCAATCATTAAAGTCTAGCACAAAACTCTTTTCCATCTTCCTCTCAGGTGAATGGTCAGTAATCCAGTCGGACAAACGTTCTACGCCAGCCTTTTTCTTTCGTTTCTTTTTACTTCCTCCTCCTCCGTGTGTAGGAGAAAAAATCCCTGAGTTAGTAGATGTAAAGACGGTTCCTCCACCATCACCAAAAGAACCAGACGTAGCTGCTCCACCACCACCATTATCTTTATAAAGCTTTTGTAATTGAGGGTGAAATTTAAAGGTAACTTTTTTGGCGTTTTTCTTGACAGACTCGCCATCTACAATAACTTCTATAGGGTAAGCTTTTAGTTTGTCATACCAATAAGCCACATCATACCCACCATCTTCAAGAAGTTTTACAAGCAAGCCTCTATCATAATCTTTGTCTTCAGCTTGAAGCACTTGCATTTCTCCTCTAGGTAATTCAAGGTCATGCTTTATTTGTTTTTGTAATTTGGCTTTCTTCTCTTTCTTATAAGAGTCGTCTTGCCCTCTAGGATTTGTCATCCAATCTTTATGTATCATCAGATATATTTATTACGTTTTCTGTGGGTTTACTTGCTTTTCGTTTTTCTTGCTTATTTCTACTAAATCTTGTGGGGTCTCCAAAAATAGCTTTTTGTATATTTGTAACTCCACCACTTGAAAGCTCTGCTACATAATCTACATTATTCTCAGAAAACCACATTTGCTTCATGTCAGAAGTTACTTCCTTTATAAGAGGAGAGTAAAATCCTTTCTCTGATAAACTTTCCATCCAAGTTTTTGATAATGTTAGCTCATTCTTTTTTGCCCTAGCTTCAGCATATTCATCAATATCTCTTTCTTCACCTGGTGCTTTGTCTCTCCAGTCTGGAGTTATCCCACCAGTTCTTCCTTTGAACTTTCTTTTTTCTCTAGGAATAGACTTCTCCATAGCTTGTATAGGTTCTGCTTCATCTAAAGGCATACCTTCTTCTTGAGGAACTTCTTGTTGCTCTTCCATCATTGCTTGCTGTTGTTCTGCTTGTTCTTGTTGTTGTTTTTGTTGTATCAAACCTAGAGCTTGTTGTTCTGCGGCCATCTTAGCAGTAGGAACTGCATCCCCACTAACAACAAAGTCTGCTTCCCATAAAGGAACGTCTTGCTCTTTTAGTTTTACATCAAACCCTAATTGTGCGAATTGGTTTACTATCTGTATTTTCTGTTGTGCAAAAGCTAAACGTGTGTTCTCAGCCTTTTCCTCTGGTTGAGGTAAGTGAATCTCATAATCAGTAATACCAAAAGACTCTAGTAATTGAGGAAACACTTTTTCATGAAACATTCTTTGGTCGCTTTCAACCACACGACTCATAACTACTAGTTGTTGAGTTTGTTGTGATAAGCCTCCAAAGGCTTCTGGAGCTCCTTGCCATGCTGGCGTAACACCCCACATAGCTGCGACACGCTCTCTAATTTCATCTCTAACAGGTAGGTAATCCATATCTTGTAATGTATGAAACAATCTTACTAGGTCTACTCTACCTCTTTGGTTTCTAGCAGATACTGCTACCATAGGTATATAGTTTGGGTCAAGCCTTGTTTGAGCTGCAATGTGTTCTCTTTCTCTACGTAATGACTCCGGGTCATCTGTAGTTACCATCAACATACTCGCAGGCATTTTTCTCTCGTAGAAATATCTATACAAGTTTTTGTCCATACCTACTAAGGTCAAAGCCTTTTCAAATATAGTAAGTATTGGTGACCATCCATATGTTTCAGATGGTGAGAATTTAGACAAATGAATTATCTCGTTATCCGTAAGATAGAGGTGTTGGTTTCTGTGATAATACTTATACATAGCGGGGTGAAGGTTTACATTACAATCATCCTTAGTACATTTTGTAGACTCTTCTTGAACAACTTCTCTGTGAATAGGACAAAGAAAATGTGCGTTCTTTGGTAATCCTGCTTGGTCTAAATCAAATTCTACAAGAGCTGGGTTTAGCCTTCTAATTTCTTTAGGTCTAGAGGTAACCGAACCATCACCATTATCCGTATATTCTTTAGCAATATATAAGAAGCCATCATCCAAAGCATTTATATCATGATGAAATTGTCTCATAACTTCTTCTAAACTTTGGTCAAAAACATTACAATCTCTTAGCCATTTATCTAAACGTTTTTTTTGCTCTTCATCAGGTTTTTCAATCTTAGGAACAATCTCTATTCCACGCCTAAAAACCTCACTAGTTATATGTCCTAATGGACCCCTTATTTCTTCAACGGACATAGTAACCGTTTGTAAGTCCATTACAAGTTGCTGACGATATGCCATTTGGTGTCGGACCCAGGTGTTTACAATAGAATCCAATCCAATTGTTGGGGCTTTCGATGTTTCCCCTGCGGATTTCATAACATCCAATAAACTGATTTGTTTATTCATGTCCGCCATCTGTTGTTGCATTTGGGGGACTTGTGGCATATATTCAGATAATTTCATATTTATTCCCTACTTAGTTTGGTCATATCTTGCATAGATACTAACTTTAATATGTTGTCCATTGCCTTTTCTTTTAGTTGATAGTCCTCTGTGTGTTCTACGTCTCGTATAACTTCAGACTTTTGTTCTTTTAACCGTAATATCTCTTCGTTCAATGATTGAATTTCTTGGTCTCTATCTAATATAGTGGCTTCAAGTTCAGCCTCACCAGTACCAAAGTTTGCATTCTCTAAAATTCCCATACTACCGGCTTCTTTTATCAAAGCAATAAATTGACCTTCTGATAATGCTATTACCGCATCACTATCATCTGATATGTCTTCATCAGCGGTCATCATTTTTAAATCTTCATGCCAGGTGTTTAGAACTCGCCAAGTACCCTTATCGTCCTTGTTAGCAACGTATTGTTGCCCACTCTCATTCATCATATTCCCTAATACCATTTACTTCTCCTAAATCTTTTCTTCTTATATTATACTACGTTTTTCTTATTTACTAAGCAATCTTGCAAGCACTCCACCCACAAGACTTACAAGTCTCACATCCAGACTCATAAACTATATTAGGAGAATTACAACCACAGGTCTCTTTTTCTATCATGTTTTCCTCTAATTCATATCCATCTTCTATGGATTCTTTTTTGTTTCCTTTTACTAGAACCTCTTTTTCTCTTGAACCGGCTCTATATACAGTTATACCTTTACAACCATTCTCCCAAGCTAACATGTAAGTATTCTCTACGTCTTCTATAGTAGCTTCATTAGGAAAATTAATTGTTTTAGAAATCCCGGAATCACAAGACTCTTGAAAAGCAGCTTGCATAAGAACATGGTCTTTAGGACTTATCTCTGGAGCTGTTGAATAAACTGCTTTTGCCCAATCTGGTACTTGCGGAGCAGCGGCTAAAGAACCACCTTCTGCTAAGTAATTCATCAAATCTTCTGAATAGAACCCATGTTTTTTAGCATCTAACTCAAAATACTTGTTCACATAGTTTAATGTTTTTCCTTCTAGTATGTTTTGTTTTTTCCAAGCCAACGCAAATGTGGGTTCAATACCACTAGATGTATCAGCTATCATTGAGATTGTCCCTGTTGGAGCAACTGTTAGTCTACAATGATTTCTGTAGACTTCTGTTTGTTTGTTATAATTACTTTCTTCCCACG